CTTCATTCAACAACAGCCGTTCGCTTCACTTCTTCCTTGGTGCTTTCCCAGTTATTGGCATATGGTTTACCTCCATGGGTATATGCACTATGGCTTTTAACCTCAATGGTTTCAACTTTAATCAATCAGTAGTAGATGCCAATGGAAAAGTTATACCAACTTGGGCTGACGTCCTTAACAGGCAAAGTCTTGGTATGGAAGTTATGCACGAGCGCAACGCTCATAATTTTCCACTTGATCTAGCTTCAACTGAAGCAACTCAAGTTGCACTTGTAGCTCCTGCAATAGCATGAGTCATCAAAACGATAAAATGAAAGCACAGCTTACTCGCTTTGAATTTTGCAATAAAAAAGAAGAGAAGAAAGAAACTGATAAAGAACTTTCTGACGACAATAACTCTGATAACTAATATCTTTATTATCTCTGGTGTAACTAGGCATTGGACCTCATCACATAACCACAAGAATGAAAGAGATCACCCTATTTCCTCAACTAATAAACCAAATAAATATTCCCCAGTCCAAAACTATTAAAGATAGATTTGCTGGGAAATTTATTAAAGCTTTTAAAGAACAGAAAACAAAGAAAGCTGACTGGGCAGACCTATGTAATTCATGGCAAGTACAATCAGATGATAGTCATTACATATTCAATGAGTACTTTCCAACTTATGTTAATAACTGGTTTGATAACTACGGATATCCACAAGTAGAATGGAAGACTAATCCTTGGTGTAATGTCCATACGTATGATATGTATCAGGAAGCTCATAATCACATAGGTCCTAATGTTATGTTATGTGGTATTTATTATCTTAAGTTTAATAATGAAAAAGATAGACCAGTAGTTTTTTTTAATAATAACCATGCTTACATCGACCAACTGTATTGTATGGGTGTAGAGCCAAACCATTCTAATTTTGGTAAACGTTCATATGATTTGTTAAAGATAAAAGAAGGAGACTTGATTTTATTCACCCCAGATCAACAACACTTTGCACCATGTGCTAAAGAAAAGCACGATGGTCATAGGATAACAATATCATTTAACATACATAAAATATAACGACACGTCCGTTCATCCCTTACGGGACGCATGAGAACTAAGCATGGAACGGGGCTTAGTATATGGAGATAACCATGAAAG